ATTTCAGTGAAATCGACGCCTGATCTAGTTGCTATAAAGTTCAATGTGATGTAATTAATGGATCTTGAAGGCTTGACAAAGATGTCAGCAACAAATCTATTTGCATCAACCACTTGACTTGTGTTGTTTGTTTCGTCACAGATTACTGCAAAATCTGTAAGACCACGTCTACCCTTTACATCTCTTAAGAAAGGCTCTACTAAGTTTCTAAACTGAGCTCTTGTAAATTCGTCATTAAATTCGAATAGTTGAGCTTTAGCAGCTGTAGCTATTGCTTTCTCTAATGTAATGAATAATCTTCTAACATTAATTCTGTCGAATGCAGAAGGCTTAGAAAGAAGAGTTTTATCACCGAAAAGTAATGTACCTTGACCAGGTAATGATACAATCGGATTTACTCTTGCTTTATAAAGTGTATCCCTATCTGCCTTTTTAGGATTAAATGCTAATTTGGTAACTCCTAAAAGTTGTCCTCTATTTACACCGGCTGGTGAGAACCATGCATCTGCAACGCTGTCAGTACTGGCACAAAGACCAGCTTGATGACCTGATCCACCAATCCATCTATATGTATCATTGTATTTATCATATACATAAAGAGCTGTTGAATCAGTAGAAGCGTATGAAGATGATGTTAAACCTGAAGCCCAACCTGAAACATCAGAAGCAGGGGAAGAACTTCCCACTGTATCTTCAATAGGGGGTGAAACAAAAGCCATACAATCTTTTCTTGCTGCTGCAATTGAAATAAGATCATTAGCAATTGTATTTGCCCCATTTGCATCAGGATATGCAAATAGTAAGTTAACATCTACTGTATCTGAATCTTCAAAAAGATCAAATCCAGTAGCAATCTCTCCAACTGTAGGAGAGTTATCGTCAGAACCGCCGGCAAGTGAATCATCTACAGCACCTGTTACAGTTGTAAATGATGTTGTAGCTGCGATTGTGTCTCCAGCTTCTGAAAGGTTTGAATCATGATCTAACCACCAAATGTACTTAGAACTATTATTGATTACGTCCTTATAATAGTTAGATGATCCGTCACCCTTTTTAGCATCTGAGCCTTGTGATAAGAAAGAGAAAGTTTCTAAAACAGTACCAGCTGTTCCAGTCCATGCTCCATCTTCATCAATAACAGCAACGTGTAATTCATCATCTGCAGAAGATTTACCTAAACTAACAGCGTAATCAGATGTGCCAGGAGCAGCATCAAAATTACCTGAATAGGTCCAACCTGCAAAATCAGAAACTCCTGCAGTTATCATTGATACCTTAAGGCTATTACCTAATTCGCCGGGATACTTAGCAGCCCAACGACCCTTAGTGAGACTTCCGTCTCCGTAGTTATTATCATAATCATCTTTATTTTTAATCAATTGTCCAGAACCATCAGCGGTCGCGTTGTCGTGACCAGAAGATACTCGGACTACTTTCAGTGCGTTTCCATACTTTAAAAAAGATGCCGCAGTTAGAAAGTATTTAGCTGTATTGGAATCTGGTGTTCCGAAATTCTCGGCAAGTTCTTTCTCAGAACCAACCGTTACAATCTCCTGAACAGGACCCCAATTAAATGATCCAGCGAATCCACCTATAGAGGTAGAAACAGCTGGGACCACACTTGTGGCGTCAATTTCATTAATTTGAACGCCTGGTGATACTTGAAATGCCATCGCTTTATCCTCTCAATAATTGAGTTAGTTAATATGTTACATAATACGGTTATTCTCAATGTATATATTTATAAATAATAAGGTTCTAATGATCTGTATCATCATTCCTTAAAACTATATCTGAGAGAATAAACTTTCTATTTGGGTGTACTGATACCCTAAAGGTATTTAAAAGGTCCCGATTCACCAGCATTTCCGATGCAGAATCTTTTGTTGTTAATCCCAAACGAACATAATATTTTTTATTATTAAATGTTACCCCATGTTCTATTACAGGTCTCTTATCTAAATGGTCTAATCTTCTTGCCTCAGAAACATCAACTATCTCACTTTCAAACTTATATCCATTCTTTTGCCAGATTGCGGTATCTCCATCAACCTCTAATTTGTCTACGTGAAGCATAGTTGCTTTTGCAGAGTTTCCTGTATCAAACTTTGCCCTAATCGGATTATCTTCCATCCCCTCTAGAACTAGACTTTCAATATATCCTGACTCCTGTCTCATCAAAGGTCTTCTATGTAATTCCGTTGAGAAGTATTCTAAAACAAGGTTAAACATTTCCATATCTGTTTTCTTTCCAACCTCTTCACCGGTTTCAATATCATATCCTAAGAAATGAGATCTTATACCAGGTGAACCATTGACCTCTAAGACATATATCTTATTACCTTCTTTACAATGATCAACCCCACAATATAGCGCTCCAGACGCACGTGCGGCGCGTACAATCACGTCTTTTTCTTCTTCCGATAGTTTATATGGTACAGTTTTAGCTCCTAGATGGACATTATTTCTAAATTCATCTGAATCTTGTCTTACTCTTTCTGCTGCACCTATAATGTGCCCATCAACTACTAAAGTTCTTATATCTGACTTTGTTTTTATGAATTCTTGTATTAATAATTGGGCATCGAACTTCCACATAGATTGACAAACAGAAACCAAAGATGCCATATCATTCACCTTTGATACACCAACACCCTGAGTACCAGTTAAGGTTTTAATAATAACTGGGAATTTACCCCCAATACTTTCGTGAGCATATTCAATGGATTTAACATTATTAATGACTGCAGTCTTTGGAATGGGTATATTATTTCTTTCTAGTGAAATAGCATTCGCCATTTTATTATCACATAGTGACATTGTCTGCAAATCATTGATCAGGAAAAACCCAAATGTTTGTAAAGTAGATACAAGAGCTTGTGATACTAAACTTTGTATAGCTCCTGCTCGAACAAATACAATCGAATTTAAAACCTTTATTTTTAAATCGTTATCCTTTCCATCAAAATTTGAAAAAGTAACTTCTCCAATTTCTAGATCTGAAGCAGATATAAATGCCTCATCGACCTTAACTAAGTCATACCTAATACCTTTCTTTTTTGCTGTCTCATATACGATATCAGCAAAGGTTCCTTCCTCGTCGCCCCAACCAAGAACAACAAGGTGTAAGTCCTTGGGCTTTACAGGCTCTTCGAATTTTTCTGTTATAAATGAGTTAAATTTTTCCATTATAGATGCATCTTTATATTATCGTCTTCTTGTTCCCACCAAACGGTTCCTTCATTATCTACAGTATATTTATGTGTTTCATATTCATCACTTACAAATCCAAACGGTAACATATCATCTTGTATTTCTTGTAATCTTTCCCTATAAAGCATATTTTTCATATCAATATTGGTAATACCTTGGAATACGTCTGTGGTGGTAAACCATGCAAATAAAACTAAGTTCATCATTAAGTCGTCGTGATTTGGGGCTACCGCTTCAAAAGATGATCCCTTTGCTACGAATGTACTCATCTCAATAATTGTTTCTGGGTCTTTTATGTGTAATTTCTTTTGTTCAAGTAAATCTTTTATCGTAGAACAACCAATACGTTTTACCCGACGGGTCATAGTAACCCCAATAGCATTTGCTTTTACTGAAGATTCAACAAACATATTTTCATACTCTAAATCATAATATAATCCATTACAAACAACAGCACCTTGATCGTTACTTTCTACTATAATATAGGCATTATTATATGTCTTTGCATATTTGTAAATGATATCCGGTAATAAGAGAGGAGATACTAAATTATCCCTATAAACCCCAACTTGCTCAAACGGATTTGTAGACACATCTATTATGTTAAACGTACTATAATCTTGTCCTCTACCCTTCGCAACATCCACGCACATAATATATTCATGACCTTCGATAGGCTTTTGATAGAGAAATACATTTTCTTGTATGTGTATAGGATGTAGTGCTTTTTGAGCTAATAGACATTCTGCACTAATTAGGGTATTCCCTGTACCTAAAAACGTGTTTCCGAATTCTTGTTCGAACTGTAATTCCGAGGTGTTATTAATGGTTTCTTCTTTCCATTTTTCATCTCTTCCCGGCACATCCCACCAGTCGACTCTGAATGATTTAAATTCGTTCGTTTTTTGGACCGCACCCTCCCAAAGCTTATGGAATATGTTTCCAATGCCATTCGCAGTCGAAGATATAATAATTTGGGTATCCTTACCTGATGTAACAACAGGATAAGTTGAAGTATAGAATTTTGCATCGTTCTCCACAAAAGCAAACTCGTCCAAGAATAATAGGTTAATAGACATACCACGGATTGAGCTTGTTGATGTTGCTGAAGCAATAATCTTGGAGTTATTACTAAACTCAATTGAGCCTTTATTTAAAGCTTTTGTTCCTGGCTGTAAAAAGAAAGGTAAATTCTCCAGAGCAAGGGTAATACGTGCTAGCATCTCTCTTGCAACTGCACCCTTGTTTGCTAATATTGCAATAGTTTTTTCTGGATGAAATACTGCAAACCACAAAAGATACACAACAGAAGATATTGACTTACCGCTTTGTCTACAAGCAA